ATTAAGGCTCCGGACTCACCGTTGATGGCCAAGGCTGCGGAGATGTTCCGTGGGATAGAGCGCCGTGTGGCGGGTAGTCCGGCGGAGTTTATGTTGCCCGGCGGCGGCATTGCTACCGTCTTGGAGCGTAAGGCTTACGGCGAAGACCCTTCTGCTCTTGAGTATGGCTTTGCTGCCTTAGACACAGCGGATTTCGTTCCTTTTGGCAAAATGGCCATTTTTGCCGGAGCGGCTTCAACCAGCGGTATGAAAAAAATCCGTGAATTGATAGAGCGAGAGCAAGCGGGCCAGACACCAGATCAGATATTTGCGGAAACAGATACCTTTCGCTCCCCGTTACATGGCCGCCCGCAGTTTGAGATAGACGATACCGGCGCTAAATTGCGCGAAGACAGCGATATTTTTAATTCTAATCGCCCTGTCATGAAAATAAGAGAAGGTTTGCCTGCCACTCCCGAAGACATCGTTGGTCAAATTGATATTGCAAGCGGAATGGGACGAGTTATTAATCGTGGTGAGACGTTTAACGCCACAGAGCGATATTCTCAAACATTTAGTCCAAACATTGCCGGATCGGTGAGTCGGGAAAGAGCAAGCTTTGAGTCCAAAGGGATGCAGTATTTAGGCGAAATACTAGATCATCCGGAGCTTTACAAAGAATACCCTGCCGCTAAAAAAATTAAAGTAGAAGAGCTTCCTTTAGATTTTAAAGATAGATTTAATGTAAACGGGTTATTTGACCCCGTAACAGAAACCATCTACCTAAACTCAGAAAAACTTGAAGGTAAGCCGGAAAAAATTCTCCCTAAACTGTTTCACGAACTTCAACATTGGGTACAAACACAAGAGGGTTTCCCTGCGGGGGACTCCCCCAGAGCTATCTCCGAAGATTTACAAGAGCGGATTAGCGGGCTTCGTGGTCAATATAAAACTTTATCAAACCAAACAATCAAGTTTTTAAATCCTCTTGTTAAATCTGCCTTTGACTCCGTTGGCCAAAGAAAAGGACTACGGTCGGTTAAACCTTCTCTAGAAAGTGTCGAGCTAGAAGCAAACAAGGTCGCCAGTAATTTAGGTCGCTTGCATAGAGAGTATTCAACGGCCTTGGAGGAGGGGCGTAGAGCAGGGACTTTTTCTGATTTTGTGCAAGAAAATGCACAACCCGGTGATTTAGGCATTTTTGAAAAAGTTGAAGGAGGTATTGGGCCGGGAGGTGTTGAAGCTATTTTGCCTCAATTAACACCTATTTTCAGACGGCTAGATAAGCTCGGAGAAGAGAGTTTTGAACTTTCTTATCAAACTAGGTTACAACAAGAAAAAGCTTTTGAAGATTATAGCTCTACCGCAGGAGAATATGAGGCTCGAATAGTCGAAGAAAGCTCTAAAGAGGCTGGAAGGATACCGCCAACCCCTGCTCAGAGGTTAGAGGAAGAGCGAGATAGAATGCTTGCACGGGCAGAACGGCAAGCCATAAAGAATAAAGAAAACCCATACACCACTACGACGCGACCAGAAAATATCCGTTTTGCCGAAAGATTTCCGCCTACCTCAGAGATTTTTGATGATTTTGGCAACGTGCGCGTTCCCGAGCAAAAAGCCGCAGGCGGCGGCGTGGGGAGCCTTGTCCCTGTGGCGAGAAACATGTTTAATGTATCTGATATCAAGCGCGGTGTTGGCGCGTACACCCCCTATATTAGGAGATAGTTTATGAAAACTGTAGTGGCGGCTGTGGCGGCGTTGTTTGCTGTTTTTGTTTCGGCGCAGACAGTAATTCTATTTGATGACGGCTTGCAGTACACCTTGGGTGAAAATGAAAAGGTCTACGTCAGCAATTACTCTAAGCTCTATCAAATGCAGACATACAGCAAGGGTGATGTGAAGCTGACGCAAATTCTGCCGACCACTAAGCGTGATTATGTTCCTGTAGAAACAGGTGCGGTAGGCGCTGTTGGTAGTCACGAATGGTGCGAAAGCTACATTCCTTGGTCAGAAGGCTTAACTTGGGACATGATTACTTGGCAAAAAACCTGCGATACAAACAAAGATGGAAAATACAATATCTGCGATTGGTATCAGCCGACAGGTCGAGCGACATTTGAAGAGCTTGAATGGCGGGATCGCTGCAACGATGGGAAGCCTTGGGATGGATCTTGATAGGCGTGATAGAATAGTGCTTAAACTCTAAGGGTTATTTATGGCAAACGGTGACGATAAAGCACTTCTTTCGTCCTTGATGGACAGCACGGCAAGGCCGGAAATTGATGAAGCCGAGATGGAGCTTGATATAGAGATCGCGGCTCCCGGCACTTTTGTGGGTTCTGTCAATGACGTATTGCCTGAAGGCATTGAAATTGAGGAGCAAGAAGATGGGGGAGTCATTATTGACCTTGATCCGTTGGCCGTGGTTGGTGCTGGCGGTGGCGATTTCAATGCTAACTTGGCAGAGGAGTTGGGCGATAGAGAGCTTGGTGAGTTGGCTTCAGGTTTACTAGGTGATTTTGAGGCCAACAAGTCTTCGCGTTCTGAGTGGGAAGATGCGTATTCCAAGGGTTTGGAGCTTTTGGGGTATAACTATGAAGAGCGCACGATGCCGTTTCGTGGAGCGACGGGTGTAACGCATCCGTTGTTAGCGGAGGCGGCCACGCAGTTTCAGGCGCAGGCGTTTAATGAGCTTCTGCCGCCTTCGGGTCCTGTTCGCACTACGGTGGTGGGTGAGAAGACGAAGGCGAATGAGGCGCAGGCGTATCGTGTAAAGGAGTTTATGAACTACTACATTACTAACGTGATGGAGGAGTACACGCCTGAATTTGATCAGATGTTGTTTTATTTGCCTTTGGCGGGGTCTACTTTTAAGAAAGTGTACTTTGATGAGGCGATTGATCGTGCGGTAAGCAAGTTTGTTCCGGCGGAGGACATTGTGGTTCCTTATGGGGCCACGGACCTTGATTCATGTGAGAACATCACACAGGTTGTGAAGATGTCTATGAATGACCTACGTATTCGTCAGGTCATGGGTTTTTATCGTGACATTCCGGTATTGCCGTCTCAGTCTGGTTCCAATGAAGTATTGGATGAGATGGACAAGTTGAGTGGTGTTGAGCCCAGCAATTTAGATTATGAATGTACGTTGTTGGAGTGCCACGTTAATTTGGATCTGCCGGGTTTTGAAGATCTGGGGGAAGATGGTGAACCAACAGGAATTAAAGTTCCTTACGTTGTTACGGTTAGTGAGGATAATGGACAGATACTTGCCATTAGACGAAATTATAAAGAGGACGACGAAAGAAGGCGAAAGATTCAGTATTTCGTCCATTACAAGTTTTTGCCGGGATTCGGATTTTATGGCCTCGGGCTTATCCACACTATTGGCGGCCTGTCCAGAACAGCTACGGCGGCTCTTCGCCAGCTTATTGATGCTGGTACTCTCTCTAATTTGCCTGCTGGTTTTAAAGCTAGAGGACTTAGGGTCCGAGATGATGACGAGCCTTTACAGCCGGGTGAATTTAGGGACGTAGACGCGCCGGGTGGGGCGATTCGAGATTCTTTGATGCCGTTGCCTTTTAAGGGTCCTGACGGCACGTTGATGCAGCTTCTCAGCTTTGTGGTGGATGCGGGCCGTAGGTTTGCCACTATCACGGACATGAAGGTTGGGGACGGCAATCAACAGGCTCCTGTGGGCACTACGGTAGCGTTGTTGGAACAGGGCTCACGGGTCATGAGCGCGGTGCATAAGCGCCTGCATTACAGCATGAAGCAAGAGTTTAAGCTTTTGGCTCGGGTAATGTCGGAGTATTTGCCGCAGGAGTACCCGTATGCTGTTTCTGGTGGGGATCGCACGATTATGCGGGAGGATTTTGATGACCGCGTGGATGTGGTTCCTGTGTCCAACCCGAATACGTTTTCTCAGGCCCAGCGCATTGCGATGGCGCAGTCACAGCTTGAGATGGCTATGCAAGCACCGCAAATGCACGACATGCACGAAGCGTTTCGGCGCATGTATGAGGCGCTAGGAATCAACGACATAGACAAGGTATTGATTGCCCCATCTTCTGATGATCCGATTCCAAAAGACCCCGCACAAGAGAATATAGATTGTCTAGATAACGTGCAGTTGAAGGCTTTTGAGGGTCAAGATCATGACGCGCACATCATGGCGCATCTGACGTTTGGAACGTCACCCATGTTGCAGGCCATGCCTCAGTCGGCAATTTCGTTACAAAAACACATTATTGAGCATGTAAAGATAAAGTGTCAGGAGTTGGCTACGGCGCAATTGTTGCAACAAACGGGTGGCCAGCAACTGACCCCGGACATGGAGCTTCAGTTAGAGTCTATGACCGCGCAGATGAATGCTCAAGAGTTTGGCAATTTAAAGCAACTGACTGCACAGATCGCAGGGGAAGGACAGCAGGGACCAGATCCTTTGATACAATTGAAGCAACAAGAGTTGCAGTTGGATGCTCAGAAGCAACAGGCGGATGCTGCAATGGATCAAGCAGAATTGCAGCTTGATCAGCAACGTATGCAAAACAAGGCCACAGAATTCCAGCAGAGGCTCGCTAGCCAAGAGCGCCAGACTCAGGCACGAATCGATGCGGCGCTTGAACGAGAGTTATTGAAGCAACAAATGAATAGGAATCAATGACATGAAAGTAAAATGTAATGGAACTTCTCCCGTAAACCCGCCCAGCCCTGTCAATAAGGCTGTGATCAAGGGTCAAGGTTCTATTCCTTATGCAAAAACAGAGGATGTAGCAACCCCTGATATTGAGTTTGCCAAAGTTACCACGGGTACAAAACGTGGTATGGGTGCGGCTCTTCGCGGCTCACGGTTTATAAACGCCTAACTATGTTTGGTTTCAACGGGGGGTTTGGCGGAGGTTATGGCGGAGGTTATTCCGGCATTTCCAATCAACCGTTTTATGGGTCTTACCCTAGTTTTAACCAAGGTTTTGGGGGTAACCGTGGTACGTCTTTAGAAGGGATTGCCTCCTTGGTAAACATGTTTGCTCAAATGTCTCCCGAACAATTTGACACGGGCATTGCGCGTCTTGCTCAGTTTAAGGACGTATATAACTCTAGTGGCGTTGGCAGCATGGGTGGAAATAATTTTTCAGGGCAAAGTCTTTTTTCCAGTTCCCCATCAGGCATGTCGAATTTTAGGCAACCTAGTGGGCTAGGAATGCCTTTTGGAAATAGTATTCGACAAGGTTCGGTAAATTCTCCGTCTTTCTCATCTCCTGCACCAAACCCACTTTTTTCTAACGCAAGTCTTATTGGGCAGGATGTAACGCGCACGTTGACAGGTCCCGAAGGTCAGTCAATGCAAGTTTTAGCGAATGACCCTAGATTTAGCGGAAAATCCGAAGCAGATATCCAACAAATGGTCTTTGGGCCTCCGCAAGGTTTATCTTCGTTGCAAGAACAGCAACGACTGTTAGCGGGGGGCGTTGCAACAGGCGGTCAAATGGGGCAGTTTTTACCAAAGCAAGTGAATCGCTTAAACAATGCCGGAAATTCTATGGTGCCGAGGTTTGCTTCACCGGAACAAATAGAGTTAGTCAGTGATTTGGCTTCAGAATTACAAAAATTGCACCCCCACTTAAATATAGCGGCCTCCAAATTCGGGCACATAAACGTAATGCAAGCGCAAGGTATACTGCAAAGTTAAGGTGCTAACTATGCCTTTAATGCGAGGAAACAATCCAAAGCAAATTAGCGGCAATATTCGCCGCCTGAAGAAAGAGGGCAAGCCTCAAGATCAGGCGGTTGCTATTGCCTTAAATGTGGCTGGAAAAAGCAAAAAGAAGCCTAGAAAAATGGCAACAGGGGGCATGGTTAAGGGCTACAGCCCGATTGCACTCCGAAAACAACGATTTCAGGGTATTTTTTGATGGCATGGCAAGCATTAATATCCCCGATCACCAGTTTGGTTGGGGGGTATTTAAACAACAAGCATGAGCAGGCACAGGCGAAGCACCAAGCAAAGCTACAGGTAATTCAAAATGATGCTGATTGGGAATCCAAAATGGCAGATGCGTCTGCCGCTAGTTGGAAAGATGAATTTTGGACAATTGTGCTTGCGGTGCCGTTATTTTCTCTTGGTTGGAGCATCATCGTTGATGATCCTACTATTGTTGACCGGGTTCACGACAGTTTTGCTGCTTTGGATACTTTGCCAGATTGGTATCAGTATCTATTGTTTCTTGCAGTATCTGCGTCATTTGGAATCCGTGGTGCTGACAAGCTCATGAAGATGAAAAAGAAATGACTCCAGAGCAGTTAAACGCTTGGAGAATTGTTCCAAGACTGTTGATGTTTGCCATGATTTTTATGACATATCGAACAGTCGAGTGGTTTATGAGCCTGCCGGACCCTAACCCGGAGCAGGCGGCATTGGTTTCCGTAATGACAGGTGCGCTTACGGGCGCTTTTGGGTTGTTTCTTGGTAGAAAAGAATGACTTACAAATACTTTAAAGAAGAAGAATTTGTTTGTTCAGAAACCGGAGAAAATAAAATATCCCCCGAACTTATTCGTAGATTAGATGAGCTTCGGGAAGCGTGTGACTTTCCATTTTACATCACCTCGGGGTATAGATCACCCAACCACACCATAGAAAAAGCCAAAGTCAAACCCGGCACTCATGCACAGGGGATTGCCGCAGACATCCACGCGGATAACGGCATAGAACGCCGGAAAATTGTAGAAGAAGCATTAAAGTTAGGATTTGGCGGCATAGGCGTAGCAAAAACGTTTGTTCATGTAGATATACGGACTACTAGCCCGGTCATGTGGACATATTAGTTGCCTCTCTTAGACAGTCGTGATATATAGATACGATATTCTAGGATGGAGCGCATGTGGATTCTTTATATTTAGCTCAATTTATTCAAAGGGCAATAAAAGACCGCCGTGTTCAAATTTTAGAGTTGTTGGAAAACAACCATGTCAAGTCGATGGAGCAGTATCAAAACTTGATGGGCGAACTATCGGCACTTAACTTTATTGCACAGGAACTCTCGGGCCTGCTAGAACAACAGGAGCAACTAAATGACTGATTTGGCTGGAAAAGTCGATCTGGAGGCTGCCGCCGAAGGCGTGAAGTCTCTTTACAAAGCCCCCCAACCTAAAGTTCTTGATCCAAACGCTATGGAAACAAGCTTACTGGAAAGAATGCCGCAACCCACGGGCTGGAGAATGCTAATTCTTCCGTATCGTGGCAAAGAAACCACCGAAGGTGGTATTTATATCCCCAATAAAGTGCTAGATGACACGCAAATCCAAACAGTTGTGGGTTATGTCGTCAAACAGGGATCTCTTTGCTACAAAGATACCGACAAATTTCCCGATGGACCGTGGTGTAAGGAAAAAGATTGGGTAGTTTTTGCGCGATATGCGGGATCTAGGTTCCGAATTGAGGGCGGAGAGTGCCGAATTTTGAACGACGATGAAATTTTAGCAACCATAGATGACCCAGAAGATATTCTGAGTCTTTAAGGAGGGTAAACAGCATGGCCAATGCTGCGGAAGAAGCTCAGTTTGAGTTGGATGTAGGTGACGCTCAAGAAACGGAAGTAGAGCTTGAGCAACCAGAACAGCCGGAAGAACAAACGGCTCAAGAGGAGCAGGAAATAGAGCAATACAGTGAATCCGTGCAAAAGCGGATTAACCGTTTGACTAAAAAAATGCGAGATGCCGAGCGAGAGCGTGAAGAAGCGCTTCGTTACGCGCAAAACGTCCAAAGTGAAGCGGAGCAACTGCGCTCAAGGATGCAAAACTTAGACCAAGGCTACATGTCTGAGTACGGCACCCGTCTTTCTTTGCAACAACAACAGGCCGAAGCCAACCTTAAACGAGCCGTAGAGCTTGGAGATGCCGAAGCTACGGTTGCCGCGCAAAAAGACCTAACAAATTTAGCTATTGCCGCAGATGGTTATAGTCGCGCTCAACGGCAGTCACAAATTCGAAATCAAACCCAACAACCGGTTTTTCAAGAAGCTCCCCAAACCCCTCCGCAACCACAAAAACCAGACCCAAAAGCCGAGCAATGGGCCCAAAAAAACTCATGGTTTGGGCAAGATGAAGCCATGACGTTTGCTGCTTTTGGGATTCATAAAAAACTTATTGAAGATGAAGGGTTTGATCCTCAAACCGATGACTATTATAATGAGCTAGACTCTAGAATTAAGCGGGAGTTTCCGCATAAATTTGGAGAAGAGCAATCATCCAGCCGCAAACCCGCTCAGACGGTGGCTGGCGTGTCACGCTCCAGTAGTTCTGGGCGCAGTAAAAGGGTCAAACTCTCCCCGACCCAAGTAGCAATTGCTAAAAAGTTGGGAGTGCCGCTTGAAGAATACGCGAAATACGTAAAGGAGTAATACTATGTCCGAAGAGAAGAAAGGCTTTGAGGGCATTAAGCGCTCCTCACGTGAAGCAGCGTCAAGGGAGAAACAGGGACAGCGTAAGCCTTGGGCTCCCCCGTCTATGTTAGACGCACCGCCTGCACCA